CCATGTTGATTTAGATATTGAAGGATTCGAAGATGTGAATACACAAGGTGAACCCACAGGAATTAAACTTCCATACATAGTTACAATTGATGAAGGATCAAAAGAAGTTTTATCAATCAGAAGAAACTATGAAGTTGGAGATTCTAAAAGAAGTAAAGTTAGATATTTTGTACAATTTAAATTTTTACCTGGCACAGGATTTTATGGTTTTGGTTTAATTCACATGATTGGTGGATTATCTAGATCTGCAACAGCTGCGTTAAGATCGTTGCTTGATGCAGGAACCTTTTCTAATCAACCGTCAGGATTTAAAATGCGTGGCATAAAATTAAGAGACGAAGCAGCTCCAATCCAACCAGGAGAGTTTAGAGACGTTGACGCTCCAGGTGGAAACTTACGAGACGCATTTATGCCTTTACCTTTCAAAGAACCATCAGGCACACTATTACAATTAATGGGCATAGTGGTTCAAGCAGGACAAAGATTTGCATCTATAGCTGACCTACAAGTTGGCGAAGGCAATCAACAAGCTGCAGTTGGTACAACTGTTGCTATGTTAGAAAGAGGATCTAGAACAATGTCAGCAATTCATAAAAGATTATATGCTTCTATGAAACGTGAGTTTGGTTTAATGGCTAGAGTTTTTAAACTTTACTTACCTCCAGTTTATCCGTATGATGTTGTTGGCGGTCAGAGACAAATCAAGCAATCTGATTTCGATGACCGCATAGATATATTGCCGGTTGCAGATCCAAACATATTTTCTCAAACGCAGCGGATATCACTCGCTCAAACGGAAATGCAACTGGCAGCTTCAAATCCTGCTATTCACAACCAATATGAAGTTTATAGAAACATGTATGAAGCGTTAGGCGTAAAAGATATTGATTTAATATTAAAAAGGCCAGAACAACCAATGCCAAAAGACCCTGCACTAGAACATATTGATGCTTTAGCAGGTAAACCTTTTCAAGCTTTCCCTGGTCAAGACCATCAAGCACACATTACAGCTCATTTAAATTTTATGGAGACAAATATGGTGAAAAATTCACCAGTTATTGGGGCTGCAATACAAAAAAACATACTAGAACACATAAGTTTGATGGCTCAAGAGCAAATTGAAGTAGAATTTAGAGATGAATTACCACAATTAGCGCAAATGCAACAGATGGCGATGCAAAATCCAATGATGCAACAACAAATGAGGATGTTACAAGAGAGAATTGAAGCTAGAAAAGCAGTTTTAGTGTCTGAAATGATGGAAGATTTCAAAAATGAAGAGAAAAAAATAACTTCACAGTTCGATA